GTTGCCTCAAAAATGGATGCCATGGTGATTACCCTCAGTCAAGGTTGCTGGTGTTGGTAATCCGCACGATGCCAATGTTATTGGTCTCGTACACCTTGGTCCAGTTGCCAACGGTTTCCAGTTGTGCCCGAGTGGGGTTGGAAACAGACGTCGAGAACTTCGAACCAACAGGGTGGTACACATAGTGCAGATCGATTGACATCGCATCGCTCTTGGCAAGGATGTCGCGATCAGTTTCAGTCTGCAGACCCAGCTGTTCGCCAGATGCCACAGCACCCTGGGTGAACAGGTAAGTGGCGTACTCGGTGGAAGCACCAGAGCCAGTCGTCTGCACGTCAGCAGAAACGATCACACGCAGGCCCATGAAGGTGGGAACTTGCACCGCACCAAAGGCAGGCGCAGTAGAACCCTGGGCAGCAGCGGTGTCAGGCGCGCCAGTGTTGTCGTAGATCATGTCGATCGCACGACGCTCCATCAGGTCGTAGTAGACCTTGGGGTGCATGGCGATAGCAGTCAGCTTTTCGCCTTGGTCGCCCAGGATGGATTTGCCTTCAACGATTTGGCGGGGGCCAAGAACCGTCGGGGTGTCACCAGTGGCACCGTCAACAGTCAGTGCTGAGTAGCAGGCAGAGCTGTTGTCATCTACAGCACCGAACACACCAGCCAGGCAGGACAGCAGGTCCTTCTGGCGTTGGTTGGCGATGTAGTCAGCAATCTTGGAACCAATGGCAGCCATCGGGTCAGAACCTGCGGCCAGTGCGGCGAGGTCGCGTGACTCGAAAGCACGACCACGGTGCAGGACAGCAGCAACCTGCTTGTCTGCAGTGATCTTGCCAGGTGTCAAAGAACTGGAATCTGTCAGACGCTCAAAATCGCCCGACAGGTTGGCCTTGTAAAAAGGCACTTGAATGAAGTCACCACCATCCTCAGCGGCATTCAGCTCAGCCATCGGCTGCACCACACCGGAAGCCAAGAAGGCATCACGCTGGGTGGTTTGCTCAATGACATACGGCGTAAATACCTCAGGGATGATGATGTCAGAGCGAAGAGTCGCCATGACAAATCCTCAGTGAATGGTTTTACGGTGCGGGCATAACCCTATGGCCAGTCGGCATAACCTTCCGCCCTTCCGGTCATATTAACGCTCAGCTGCAGCTTTCAACCTGTCATACATGTCCCGATCTGTTTTGTAGAGCCGGGATTGTTCTGTGAGGTTGAAAGTATCTTTCGCAAAGGGATTGCGAACACCAGGGGGCACATCGCCGCCAGTGCTGCGGCCTGCAGGTGCGCCACTGCCTTGAGGCTTTGGTTGCTTCTGCATCCATGCGGGCAATGACTTGGCCCAATCTGCAATCGGCGTGCGCTCATAGCCGTTGACAACAACAACGGTTCCATCAGCATCACGCTGGATTTGTTCTTTAACCACTTGGGTGTTCAAGATCATGTCTGGGTCATGAACGACATCCCGCAGAGCAGTTGCAGCAGGACTGAGGATTTCAAGCTCACGCACACGGGCTTCTAGTTCTGCAATGCGCTTGTCCTTTTCTTCCGCCGCCTCACGGAACTGCTGCTCCAAAGCCTGTCGGGCTTCGGTGTACTTGCCTTGTTTTTCCAGATCTGCCTGTTCTGCCGCAGCTTTGAAGTCCAGTAGCTCCTGAACATCAACGCCATCAGGGACAGTTTTTGCGTTTTTGAGCTTGCCGATCAGTTCGTAATTTTTTTTCAGCAGTGCTTCACGCTCTGCTTTCAGTGCATCAACTTCGTTTGAAGATGTTGTTTCAGGAGCCATAGACTCCTGCACTTGTTCTTCAGCCATGAATAACCCATAAGGTTGTTTTCAGCTCCACTTTACTTTGTTCGCCCAATATGCAGCAGATGTTTTGCCCTTAGCGATATTTTTTGCGTGACGTGCTTTGAATGATGCTCGCTTTGCCTTGTCAGCAGCAGACTCACCCTTGCGTGGCGGCTTTGTCTTTGCGCCCTGTGCCCCAAACCTAATCAGGCGATCCTTGCCGCCATCCTTGATGACAACAGCGTGTGACTTGCCGCTTGAGTGGTTTGGCGTGCTGATTGGCTTGTTGTAGCCCTTGAAGGTGTGGCCACCGCGTTTGATTGCCATTACTTCTTTTTGCGCTTTTTGAGCAAGTCAGCGTCGGCCTTTCGTGCGCCGCCTTTGCCAGACACAAAGCTGTTGACCCGGCCCATTGCCCAGGCAGCCATTGGCACATTGCGTGAGCCGCTGGACAAGTATGCGCCCTGGCCACGGCGATACACAGCAGCAAGCTGCCCGTAGGTGAACCGAGTGCCCTCAGCCTTTTTTCTTAGCGTTGCCTTTACGGCGTCGCTTAGTGGTTTTGCTTTTGGTCTTGCCACCTTGCTCAGTCCTCGATTTGGAGACAGCTGCAATGTCGATGTTCTTGCCAGCCTTGTAAAGGGCAGCAGTGCGCTTGATTTCGCTGGCCTTGGCCGCCTTGTTCTTGGCACCAGCAAGATAAGCCTTAGGCAGGCCCGTCTTCTTGTCCTTTGGTGGGCGACGCTTGGCTGCCATCACTTCTTCTTTTTCTTAGGCTTTTTCTTGCCCATCGTTGATTGGGGCTTTTTCGGACCGCTGTAACGGGGCATCAGTCTTCAGCAGATGACACCTCTTTTTTAGCAGGCTTTTTCTTGGCAGCGGGTTTGCGGGCAGGAGCAGCGGTTTCGCCCTGCACTGTGAACTGGTACTTACTGTGCATTGGGATAGCGGTCGGCTAGTTGCTTCAAAGTTAGCTCTGCACCGTCCTTGTCAACAAACTTGCGGATAGCGTCTTCCTTGCCGTACTTCTTGACAAGGAAGTTGTAGTACGGGATGCGCTTGGGTCCAAGGACGTCTTCTTTGACCAGGTCTGTCTGTTGGTCGAACCAAATGCCATAAGGCTCACGCAGCGAAAGGGTTCTGGCTGCAAAGCCGGTGGTCAGAGACACACGGCGTGACCTGCAGCCGAAATGTTGTGGCGGCTTGGGGCCTTTGCCCCATTCGTACACCTTGCCGTCCAATGCCCTGCAGATTGGCGTCGTTTTGCTGTCCAAAAGGGCTGTGTACCTGTATTTCTTTGTGATATCTGGGTTTTGCAAAGCCACTAGCTCTTCAGCTGCATCAACAACCTGATTGACGCTGGTGCGGACAATGGCGCGGATCTGGTTGTTGGGCATGGCCGTCACTTGGCCGCCAGAAGCAATGATGCTGTCAACAGTGCCTGCCTGTTCCCGGCGCAACCTGCCTTTCAGCTGACTGACAATGCTGCCAACAGACTTGCCCTCCAACACACCGACACGCAGCACTTGGCTGAACACTTCGGCTTGCTTGGTGGACATACGGTCGAACGCTTGGCGCACGACTGAACCATTGGGGAGCGTCAGCTGCTGGCCAGTAGTGAGCTGAAACGTGACGGTGTCAGGGGCGAGCCTTTCCAGCCTGTCGCTCAGGTCAACAATGCCAATCGCTGTTGGATCCGCAGTCACAACCGCCTGGGCAAAGCTTGGGCTGATTTCAACAGTGCGAACAACACGGTTGCTGCCATCAGGAAGCACTTGCCGCAGCTGTTCAGCAGCAAAACCAGTCTGGAGCTGAGCAAGTCCTTGCAGTTCCTCTGCCATCAACGCGGCACTGTCACCTGACCAAGTCGCTAGTGATTCCCTGAGCTGAAGCAACAACGTGCGAAGCCTTGCTTGGCGCAAGGGCTGCCGCACTACACCTGTGAGCTGAATCTCTTCCTCAATGCTTCGCAGCTGGTCGATCGCATCCAAGATCACGTCGTTGTACGAACGGATGATCCGCCTGGCGACACCGTTGCTGTAACGGTTCAGGTCAATGGCATTGCGGTAGACCGCTGCTGGGGCGCTCATGTCTTTTTGATGCCAACTGCTTCTGATGAATCAATGCAGATGATTGAAACGTCTGCACCTGCACGCAAAGCGTCACCGACGATGCCCGTGAACTCCATCAAGGCAAGGTCGTCAGACTGGCTAATCGCACATTCGGTGATGCCACAGACTGCACCACCCGAATACCAAGTGGTCCGTATCACCGCATAAAAATCGTCCATCAGTTCTGACTGGACGTAGTACAGCGCCTGTTGCCGTGATGGCTCGTCAGGGCGTTTTTTGCTGCGGTTCAACCATCCCATCAGTCAGGCATCTGCTCATCGTCAGCCTCAGCTTGGCCCTCGGGCATGGTTTCAGCAGCAGGTTGGCGTGGCTCAACGGGGTCAACCAAACCACCGTTCTGAGTAGCTTCAACTTCTTCTTCAACGTCAAACTCATCACCCAGCACTTCACCAGCCTCAAGCTGGTCGAGCAATGTCTTTTGAGTGATGGTGCCTGCGGTGTACAGCTGCAGCAGGGCTTGGATCTCTTGCGGCTCGAGCCGTGATGCAAGGAAGTCGCGGTTCACAAAGCTGCTGCCTGCCTGTTGTTCCTGCAAGAACGCAGCATGAAAGCCAAGGCAGTTGTCGATCAGGTCTTGCATCTGTTGTGCGATGACCATCATGGTGCTGTCGCCTTGGCTGCGATCAATGCGCTTTGCCTCTGCTGTCTCTGCGCTGAGCTTTTGCCCCAACACAGCAGCAAGGCCAAGTTCGTTGATCTGTGATGCGATCTGATCCAGTCGCTTGAACTGAGCCTCGTAGCTGCGGCCACCAGGCTCGATGTATTCAGCACGGCCATCAGCAGGGAATGCAATAGCTTCACCAGGCCCTGCAGACACTTCTTCAGCGGCCTGTGGAAATCCGTAGAAAGCCAGCATCGGCACAGCTGAGATGTGCAGCTGATTGTCCAAATCTGACTGGACTTGGTACTGCTTCAGGTTCAGTTCTGCAATGTCAGCCAATGGCGGGTTGGACTCCAGCACGTTGGTCCGGTTGGCATAAGCAACGGCAAACGGAATTTCATTAAGGCTGGTCGTGCCTTCCTCAACAACACGGAAATCACCCTTTGCATCCTTTTGGTGGATCTCAAAAGCGCCAGGCGTCAGAACGCGAACCTGCTGCACTTCTTTTTCCCCATACAAGCCATCAGGAACAACAACACGTTCCATCAACCGCAGCTGGGTCAGGGTCTGTTTGCCGTCAGCGTTTTCCACACGCCAGCCGAGTATGTCCCGTGGCGTATAAGTCACCCAGTACGGGCGCCCATCAGCACCAGCGGCAGGCGCATCAACAAGGACACCAACGTGGCCATATCGCACGCACTTGCGTGCAGTTTCATAAGTCCAGACGTTCAGGTCATTGCCCTGCAAGTCAACGTCGAACAACTGCTCACGGATGTTGTCTGATACGTCTGTCAGCCGCACAGGCTTGCGGGTCAACATGCCCGCAAGCATGCGCTCTAAGCGCACATAGAACGGCGCAAGAACACTTCTCAGCAGGCGGTTGTCATATGCCTCATCCAGTTCTCTTGGTTCTTGTGGCAAATATGTCCGGTGTTTTTTTCTGATGCCGTACGTGCCCAGCAGCAGGGTTTCAATCAAGAGCCAATGCGGCTCCATGTTTACCCAGGCAGTATTCGGGTCATTGACCTGCGTAACGTTGCCTACACGTTGGCGACCAGAAAGACCCGAGTACACAGCTGCAAACCACCCAGTTCCTGCAGCTTAGTAAAGCCTGATGCCTGTGCCCCGTCCAGCACGTTGATGCAGCGGATTGAACTCACGCCAAATCAAATAACCAAGGGCGTCATTCATGTGGTCATAGCCAGCATCTTTGTCTGGCTCGCCACGTTCTGTATATGACTGCAGCTCAAGGCACTCAATCGTTCGCTTGCAGTTGCTTGCTACCTGCAGCCTGACTTCACCTTTGCCGTTCTCCAGAACAGCTTGTACAGCAGCCACCCGATCACGAACGGGAGGGTTTGACCTTGGCGATTGATTGATGAAGCCATAGGTTTCCAAGATCTGGATGTCGGTCTGGCTGGCGTTAGTAGATCGTGCTCCGCCTGATGCGTCAGGGTAGATATATACGCGGTTGTCGGGAAATCTTCTGCGTATTTCTTGACCCAAAGCGTCGGTGTCATGGGCACCGCTGACCTCATCGATCAGCAATAGTTGGTTGCCAAGACGGACACCGATGACGGCTGACATGTTGCCAATATTGAAGTCAACGCCAACCCGCAAAGGTTCAGAGCTGAAATCGTTCTGTTCTGTTGTGATGTGTTTGGCCCGGTCGAAGCGGTCGTAAACCTGGCCTGTTGTGAGGTTGCAGAACTGACCTTCCAGATACGCCTGGAGAAGTGATGGGTCGTAGTTGGCCTGCAGCCGTTCGATGAAGTCTTGGGGCAGATGTGGATTATCTGCCGATCGCATCCTAATCAGCTTGCGGTCATCACGCTGTTTTGCGTCATCCGTACCAAAGGTTTGCCACATCCAACGAAAACCTTCAGGCGTTGATGCTGCTGCGAACTGCCTGACGTTGCCTGAACGCAAGCGGCCAAGAATCTTGGGAAACGCCCTTGAGCAAACGCTGGGGTTGACCGTGTCAATCTCATCAGCAAGGACAAAGGCCAAGTTGAGGCCAATGATCCGTGACCAGTTCTCAAAGCTGCGGCACAGGATCTTCGTGTCACCACCAGGCAGGTGCAATGTGTACTCAGGCAAAGGTGATGCCCTGTGGGTGTACGGCACCTCATATGCCTCTAGGAAGCCCTCGAAGTCGTTCTGCCAAATGTCCCTGACCAATGGGCCGGTCGGCTCCATCACACAGCCAATGAAGCCCTGATTAGCAGCTGCAAGGTGCAGGGTCTTGGCAGCCAATGCCCTGGTCTTGCCGGCGCCATAGCCAGCAGAGAGTCCAATGATCTGCGTCTGTTCGTCTTCAACAAAGGCCAGCTGGCCAGGGTGCAGGTCAGCCCTCACCTGCTGCAGCAGCCGATCTACATCAATCTGGCTGTCCTCAGCCCCAAGCCGTTGAAGGATGTTGCCCCTTGGAATCGTGGACAGAACACCCATCAGTCATACAGCTTGGCAATCTTGGCAGCGGTGTTGATACAGCCCAACACAGCTTGAAGGTTGGACTGTTCCATGCCCTTCTTATGGACGACGTTCAGCTGGGACAAAAGTATTGCGGCAAAAGCTTGGCGATCCAAGTTGAAATCTTCTTCAAGGCGCTTTGTGGCTAGGGCAATGTATTCATCGCTTTGCCTTTGCTTCAGCCCCCATTCACTTGCGGCGTATTGCAAAAGGTCTGAACGTGTTGCCCCATTGGCAATCATCCGGGCAAACCTCGATGTCCGGAATTGCTTTTCTGCTTTTGTGCAGCGTGGATTCTTGTCCATGGTTTCAGCCTAATGATGCAAATGAATCCAGGGCGTACCAGACGTGTGAGTTGCGATAGCCGCCTTGATGCGTGGGAACTATTGGCGTCACACCGTGACAGTTCCTCCATGCCGGATAGACAAGCATCGAGCCATCCGTTTGGTCAAAGGTGGCGTCGTAGTCGGGGACATGCAAGTTTCCGCCGGTGCTGTTGCGCCGCTTGGTGATGATGATGTTGATGGCGCCTTTGACGTTGGCGTGATCTTGATGGATTGGCGCTGCGATGTTGCAGTTACTGATGGTGCTGCTGAAGTGCTTTGCGAAGCGCCACTTCTCAGGCACACGGGCCTGAACCTTGCTGCTGTGTAGCTGGGTGACTTCAGGTGCCAGCTCTTGCACAAGCTGATAGGCGGTGATGCCTGCCTTGTGCATGGCTTTGACAAATGTGCCAGCGGTCTTGCTGCTGTGGACAGAGGACCTTGTGCCGTAGGCCCGTCGCATATGTGGCTTGGGCGGCACGCTCCCAAGGATGGCTGAATACTGCGAGATAACCAGGTAACGGCGTTTGCCGTCAGGCCCTGGTGGCAATGGACGCTTACGGTCCATCATGGTTTTCGGCACCCTAGTTGAGTTGACCTCGTGGTCAGCAATGTTGACCAGGTTCCGCAAGTCATCAGGCAGTTGCTTGATGAACAAGCCGACCTGAGTGCCATCAGGGTCAGCAAGGATGCAGGACTCTGTGACGTTGGGCTGCAGCGTTGGGCAAGTGTCCCCGATCTTGAGCTTTGGCGCCTTGGGCTGCAGGGTCAGAACTGGCAGCTTCATATCCACTGGAGCTTTCCGTGGGTGATTGTTTTGAGCTTGATGTTGGGCACGTCACCGGACTTGATGTATAGCTTGCTGATGCTGGGAAAACGATTGACGATCTGCTGCAGCTGAGCCTCGTGGTCTTTCGCACGTTTGTCCTTGCCACCAAGTTCAGCCTGGATCCCACCTTCAGCGAAGTACTTGGTCTTGGGGCAGTACCCATCAATGCGGACCACACCTTTGTAACGCTTGAACGACCTGAGGGTCAGCTCAAAGTCTTCACCAGATGACTGGCGTGGACGGTCATCACCGCACATGGCCGGATCACCTGCAAACGTGCCGTGGAAGATTCCACAGATGTACCGCAGGCCGACGCTGATGGTTGGCTTGAGGAACATGCCATTGGCCACAGGGTTGATTCCCCAAAGCCTTGCTCCAGTGTTTTGGCAGACCTGAAAGCCTTTTGACACCAAGCGATCAAGGTCGCCGGTGTACGGCTGCAGGGCGTTGCCGTCTTTGACGTACAGCCCAGCAATGTCGTCATCCAAGTTGAGGATGCGTGTGCCGGGTTTGTAGTAATGCAGGTTGTACCAGATGCGGGAGTTGATCAGCCCTGGCTGGCTGATGACAACCTTGACGCCAAGGCCAATCGCCTGCAGAGCGGTGTCATACAGGTGCTTCTCATTGCTGTCAGCCACGAAGACAGTGACACGGCTGAAATCAGCATTGGTGCGCTTCAGGGTTGTAAGCGTTTCAGTGATCAGACGCGTTGGCCGCTTGTAGCTGGGGATTGCGATCTGATAGTCGATCATGCAGCCAAAGCCTCAATCAGCTTCATCCCCACGTACTCACCACGCTTACGAGCTGCTTCCACTAGGGCCTTGGCTTCTTCGTAGTCCTCAGGGCGGAACTCAATCTGGATGGCCTTCATCACACCATCAGCCAGCTCTGCTGTGGGGTCATCGTCCATGTCGTCTAATGCGGACAGGTCAATGTCCTCACCAAAGGTAGGCAGGTCATCACCCCAGCCCAGCAGCGTGAGGTCAAAGCCAGCTTCACCTAAGGCCTGCAGTTCAGCCTGCAGCACGTCGTCATCCCAAGTGCTGTTGAGTGCCAGCTGGTTATCAGCGATGACGTAGGCCCGTCGCTGTTCAGCTGTGAGGTGGCCAAGCGTGATGGTCGGCACTTGGGCTAGGCCCATCAGCTCTGCAGCCAGCAGACGGCCATGGCCTGCGATCACATTGCAGTCATCATCAATGAGGATTGGGTTTGTGAAACCGAACTCCTTGATTGATCGGACAAGACGATCAAGCTGTGCTTCTGAATGTTGCCGTGGATTGTTTTCGTATGGCTTGAGAACTTCAGTTTCACGCTGGACGATTTTGTCTGATGCGATTGTCACTGCCAGTTATCTGGATTCGCTTTCCAGAGTAGCCGTAGTTGACGAAGCTTCGGTTCAACCAAGTGATGTGAACTTACGGTTCCGCTGATGTTGCCAATCGTTATCTGAACACAACCGTCGTCGAGGTTGCGGATCTTGGCATTTGGCATAGGCATCTCTGAGGCGCTGCTCATAGTCCAAGAAGGCTTGAAGGTTGTTCAGATGTTGTTGTGTTTTGAGGTGTTGGTCCATGTTTGAAGTCGGGGGATAGATCGCCACACACAGGCGCCCTGCTTTCCCTTGCTGCACCCAAGGTGTTGTATAGCTTTCAGCCTGCCTGGGGATGGCAGGCATCAGGCTCCCCGACTGATGATCATTCGTGTTCCTCAACGGTGTAGGAAAAGCCGCAGTCCTTGGCGTCTTGTATCAGCTGGTCACGCTCATGAGTGGTGTAGGCCCATTCAGTCCACTCAAGCCTGCCGTCAAGCGAGGCTTCAACGTAGTAGCGGCATTGAGGTTCCATGGCTTGAAGCTTCAGAAGGTTGGTGGCTTCAAGCTCATCTTGATGCTTTTGAAACGACTCGAAAAGGCTGAGCATGTAGTTGTGATGGTCCATGGTGTGTGTACCTCTCGGTGTGGTGTGGATCAGCAGATGCCGTTGGCAGCGAACCAGAAAGCAACTTCACCAGCCAGGTCGTCTTCGTTGGTGATGCCTTGAGCGATGAAGGTTTTGGCTTGCTGCTTGATTTTGTACTGCTGAATGGCGGTGAGTTCACCACCCAGTTCAGCTTCAATGGTTTCGATGATGTTGAAGAGGTTGATCATGTGAGTTGGCATCCCTGCCTTTCTTGAACTTATTATGGCATGCCATTGGCATATTGGCAAGCCATTGGCCTCACATTTGGAAAGCTTTTACGCCTTGGATTTTGTAGCTGTCGTCAAGGTCAGAAGCTTTGAGCCATTCCTCAGCTTCTTGGCGGGTGAAGAACGCAGGTCCTTCAACCATGCTGACCTGCTCGCCGCAGTAGTCGATGGTGGTGACGGCTTGGAAAAGAACGGTGTTGTTCATGGTGCTGTGTGTGTGGGGCTCCCACCCCGTTGATTAGATTATGGCATGCCACCATGCAGATGGCAAGCCATTGGCTGAAATCAATCCCAGCTGTTGTAGTACTGGGGCTTGCCGTCCCAGATGCGGAAGTACTTGATGCTGTCGGACACGTATTGCTTGCCCTCTGACAGCTGGATCCTTTTGCGGAAGACCTTGTCGTCGGATGCCTGCCAAGACGTATCAGGCATCGCCTTGCCTTCACCCCGGCCATCGTCGCCAGTGACGACGCAATGAACAGGGCGCAGCCAGACGCTTGCCTTGGTCATGCGGTCAACGACGTAGTACTCAACCAGCGTCATGTCATATCCGTAGCTGGAGCAAACGATTTGCCCAACTTCAAAGCGGTCGGTCTGCAGTGCTGTGGTGGTCATGTGTGGCCTCTCGGCTGAACTTGATTAGATCATGGCATGCCATCAAGCAAATGGCAAGCCATCACCATTCATCGTCTTCTGCTGCTGGTGCAGCGAAGACGCTGCCCTTGTTTTCACGGATGTCCACACCCCAACGCTGATTACTCATGGTCAGCATCTCGTTCCCAAGCTTGGCAATCACCATCCGGTTGGGATTTGAACCATCACGAACAAGCCAGCCATTTTTCCAAGAGTCGCCAATCAACCGTTCAACATGCGTGCCGACAGGCACCGGCAATAAGACACCCTCAGGCACCCCTCCGCCGTCAGAGGGGGTCAAGTGTGTTTTATGTGTCAAATCCCTTTTTATATGTGCGCGCGAGGCATCAGATCCCAGTGCTGACGGTATTTGACCCCTTTGACCCCCAGGGCCTTGCTCATCAGCTGCTGATTCTTTGATTTGACACGTTTGACCCTTTTGACCCCCTGTTTTTTTGGATGGGTCATTGGGGGTGTCAAATACAGGGCGATACAAAGCAGCAGGCCGTCCAGCGGTGTCAGCAGGCAGCTCACCGTCCTGCACGATCAGCCCCTTGGTGGCCAAAGCCTTCAACGTCCGGAGTGCTTTCTGCCTGCTGATGTTGCACTGGCTGGCAATCTCAGCAGCAGTTGTATGGACCTTGTTTTCCCACAACTGACAGCAGTGGTCATAAGCAGATTCCTGACGGCCTTGAAGCGATTCCTCAACTTGGGCACGGGCCTCGGCTGCAATGGCATCGTCACCATCGCCATGACTGACCCAACCGTCGTCAGTCAGCTCAACCACCAGGTTGGTGGCTTTGCTTCTGCCCATCGGCTTCACAGCAATCCGGTGATCGGTTTGCATCTGCCCTTCAACAGGCACCTTCAGCCAGTTCAGCAGCACAGACCAGCTGACAGCGCCTGCGAGGCTGTTGCTTCCCCGGCTGGCTGTGATGGCATTGCCACCAGACACCGACTTGTTGGTGTGGTGAACCAGAACCGTGGTGCTGCCAGTGCCAGACAGCACGACCTCGAGCTTGCGGGCTGGGATATCGAAGTCACTGCTGGCTTCCTCAATCCCAAGCTGGCCGACACAAGCGTGATACGTGTCCACCAGCACCAGTGAGCCGGGATACTTGGACGCCATGGCAGCAATAGCGTCAAGACCGTTGTCATTGAGCTGCACTGCATCTTCAAGGCTCCAAAGAATGACGCCTTCCGCCAGCTCGTGAAAACACTCACCGTTTTCATCAACGCCCTGGGTGCCTAAGCCTTCACGCTCAAACAGCACCCACCAGTCGGAAACGTTTTGGTCTGTGCCAACGATGATCAGTTTGTTGATCTGCCCGTGGATTGGGATGCCAAGGAACTCAGCATCACCACGCAAAGCAGCAGCGGCCATCGCCGTCATCAGGGCTGACTTGCCGACCTTTGGTGGCGCGACTACCAAGTTCTGACGGCCACGCATGATGACGCCTTCCCACAGCCAAGGGACAGGCGAAACATCGAGCTTCTGCCCGCCCTGCTTCGGCTCAGGGATGCCAACGTTGCGACCAGTGGCCTGCGCTAAGTAATGCGCTGCTTCTGATTTGCTGATGGCACAACCAAGCTCTTCGGCTTGGTTGCGCAGCATGAACAAGCGGTCAACAGAGTCAGTCGTTGCGCCAACGACTTTTACGGCTGCGCTTTTGAGTTGTGCGACCTGATCCAGGCAATCCTGAAGGCTTGGATCCGCGTTGCTGTCGTTGTTTGAGGCGTCGTGTGTAGAACCCATCTTTGGCCTTTGAAGGCGAGAACCATGTGCGTTGTCCGTAAACACCCAGCCGCTCAAGCTCTTTGAAAGCTTCAAGTTCAGGGCTGGTTTCCTCAGGGTGCTGAGCATCCCAAGTGTCTAAAGCTTGGTCTGACCGTTTGCGCTGCAGGTCTGTGTAATAGCCCTTGGCTGCCAGGTCTTCATCAAACTCACCAGGCAATGACCAGATCTGCCACTGCAGAAGCTGCCATGCCTGGTGCTCCTTGTCGTAGTCAATCACGAGCCAACGGCTCAGGCTCAGATGCGATGGCCTTTTGCAAAAGCAAGTTGACCCAGCCAGTGCGGCTGACGCCGATTGGTTTTTTGCGATCCACTTCAGCGATCACCCTTGGGTCGATAAGGACTCTGGTGTTGGTGATCTGTTCCAGTTCAGGCACGTTTTGGGCTTGCTTTGCCGGCGAAGTGTGCCCAGAATGACCCGGCCTGGCAACCCCAAAACCATCGATCGCATCAAAGACTTGTCGTTCTTCCCGGAATGGCACCGCTACAAGCTGAAAGAAGAGTGGCTTGCAAGGTCAGTCACTGGCGTGCTCGGGGCAAAGCTGTCGCCGGATGCAAAGGCCAACATCATGCGTTACAAGGACGGTCCCAACGGCTGGGCTGCCAGAGGCGAGCAAATCCACAACGCACTGGAAAACCATCTGCAAGGCGAAGCCATTGAGTTCGCTGAACGCTGGACAGACTGGGTCGATCCGATCTTGGACTGCGAGCTTTTTCGCGGTGCAAAAGTGATCGCAACTGAATACAGACTGTGCGACGCCAAAAAATCTATGGGTGGATCATTTGATTTCCTCCTGCAGACTTCAACGGGTGAAATCGTGCTGGGCGACCTGAAGACAGTTGGCAGCAAAAGCCGCGCACGCACACGCGAGGCTGCTACCGACCAACTGGGTGCATATTTATCAATGTTGATCGATCATCATCCAGGTGTTTTTGTCGACAAATGTGTGACCGTTGTTTCTGGACCCAAAGAATGCCGCGTCATCCGGCAAAACCCAGATGATTGTATCGAGGCATGGCTTGACAGCTGGGATCGTTATCAATTTGAGCAAAAAGAACTTGAGGAATGGTGGTGAGTAGCCTGAACTGGTCTGTTCTTCTCGACCCTGCAAATGGCGGACCAGGTGAACCGCCTGGCAGGGCTGAAGCTGTTCGGGCTGCAGCAGAAACAACCAAGCAGCGGTATATCAAACACGGCAAGAAACGCGCAAAAGGCAGCGTCAAACGAAAAGAAAAAATCATCCCAAGGGTTGCGCGCAAATAATTGGCATGCCACCATTCGCAGGCCATCACACACACGGCATTGGATTACACAAGCAAAACAGTCACAGTCGTTGTCGACCATGCGCTCTTGGCTGAAAAGCCGCAGTTGTATGGATTTATTTTTGGTGATCCGGACGTCAGGGTCAGGGTTTTCCCCGGACCTCAAGGCCATCCTGATCCTAAATTTGTTGAGCTGATCAATGTTGGTACACCATTGCTCGCAAAAGCTTCGGTGCGCCTGCAAGTCAGAATCTACGGGCCACGCGAAAACGACTTAAGGGCAAGCTATTCGGGTTCTGCCTTGCCATTTTTGCAGCAGCATGAAAACGATCAAAAAGTGATTGAGCAGCTTCTTGCCCAGCATGCTCAGCAAAAAGCATTAACCGAGCAACGTTCACCGGCAGATGTTTTTCAGCAGCAAGATTTGCCGCCAGCTGAAGCACCTCAGCAAGCCAAAGATCAGGCCGCAATCATTGACAGGCTGTTTGATTTTGGCGAGAACCCCGGCTTGATGCTTACAAAAACAGAGGCGCGCCTACGCCTCAAAACAGACCGCGATTTGATCGTTGTTCTGCAGGTTGTCGCTCACAAACTGGGTGTTAAGGTTCCCGACTTGTGCAATGAAATCATGTGGGAAGCCGTGAGATCCGGTCGCATATGGGATTGCCAAACGGACAATGGCATGCCATAATATGTTCAACGGGGCAGGGATGTCCCTCACACACACAAACCAATGACCATCCAACAGCAAATCGACGACATCAAGCTTCTTCTTGATGACGCACAAACTTCTTACAGCCACGCCATTGCCGCTAACGACATGGCTGCCGTGACCACTCACCGCAAGGCTGTCAGCAAGTACCGCAACATGATCGGCAAGCTGGTCAAGCAAAAGCTGGGGATGTGATGCGACCTGTTTACACAGTCACCTTCACAGGTGCAGAACTAGATCTTCTCTACGAGTTGACCAGAGATGCACGCAACAACCTGCCTGACCCGGACGACATTCCAGAGCCGGGCAGTTGGGCCAACCAAGTCGCCCTCATGGACCTCAAGCTCACTGACCTTTATCACCAACGCCGCCGATGAATTACCAAGAGGCCCTGTACCACATGGATCGCTTGGCTGATTGGCAGAACAACGAAGACGAAAGCACTTGGGGCAAGTTCCTCACCCTCATCGGTGAAGGCAACGGGCCTCAACCTTTCCGTCAATCGTTGGGCTACTTGGAAGCCGACCTGCTGGGCAAAGCCTTGCAGGCATACGGCTCAAGGCCAGACGCCTTCAAAGAACACCTTTCCAAGTTTTATGACAACACCACCAAATGATTACGCCGCAGAACATCGTTTCGTTGAATCGCACCCAGAAGTCATTGAGCAGCTGGCAGCGCATCGCAAACGGTTTGAAGCAATCCGTGAGGCAGACCGCAACGTCATCATGGAAGCCCGCAAGGTGACTTCATTGATGGCTGCGTTTGACGCCACCATTGACGCCCAGTTCAGGCAGGAAGATGTCACGGATGAGCATGAAAAACTGCTCAAGGAATACACCAACCAAGACTCTGAAACTTGGTTCTGGCGTCACCACCAAGCCCAGGAAATGATTCAAGAATCAATCGTGGCCCGGTGTGCGCTGGTGGTTGAAGCCCAGGCGAAATACAAAGAGCTTGAAAACAACCATCAACACTGCAAGCTCTTGGCAGAGGCAAGACAAATAGCAAGGGAAGCGTACAAAGCACAGCAAGCTCAAGCATCAAAACCCCGTCGGGGCCGTCCACCCAAAAATCGCAACTGACTCATGAACTACAGAGCCTACCGACCACGCCAACGCCGCACCAAGATGTACAGCCCTGAACAAGCCAGCACCAAAATCAACGCCATCGTCACTGTTGTTGCCTTTGCGCTGTTCGGTGCAGCAGCCTGGTACTCAATCACCACAACGCTGGACCAGCAGCAGGCACAACACTGCGCCCAAGGCTGGCAACCTGCCTGCGAAAAGCTGAAGTAATGGGCAAGGGCATTTACTGGAGCACAACACCGCATCTGTACGTTGCCGGTGCAAAGGCAAGCGCAAAAGCTGCGCTCAGTGAAAGCTCTCCCAAGCTGACTGCATTAGAAAAAGCGTTCTACAACGCTCAACGAAGGCAGCAGTGTTCAACAGCTACACCTTCTTCGCCCCAGGCAAGCCAGCACCGCAAGGCAGCAAAAAAGTCCACCGCTACATCAAAGGAAGGGCAATTCTCGGGGAAAGCTCAGCCGCAGTAGATCCGTGGAGGAAAGTTGTTGCCGGCTGTGCCCGCAGGTTGCAACCTGAGCAATGGCATGCCAAACTACCCGTGTCGTTGACGTTGACCTTTGTTTTTGCCAGGCCGAAAGCTCACTTCCGTGCCAATGGCGAACTCAAGGGCAGTGCTCCACAGCATTGCGTCACACGCATCGGGGATCTGGACAAGCTCTGTAGAGCTGTCTGCGATGCACTGACAGGCATTGCATATGACGACGACTCGCAAGTCTTCAGCCTTCACGCTGTACGTCGATATGCCGTCGGCAGTGAATCACACGGTGCCCACATCACCATCACCACCATTGATGTCTGAACTTACAAAAGCCCTAATCGGCTTTCACAAAGCTGTCGACAAAATCGACAAAAACGCACGAGCTAACTACGGCAAGTTTGCAGACCTTGCCAATGTGCTGTCCACCGTGACGCCACCCCTGCACGCCAACGGTTTGGCCATCACCCAAACCTTCGACGATCAGGCACTGGTCACAACGCTGCACCACACCAGCGGTGAAACCATCAGCAGCTCTTGCCAGCTGATGATCTGCGATGGACGCAACCAAACCCAGGAATGGGGCAAGGCTGTGACATATCAACGTCGTTACGCAATCTGCTCAATTTTGGGCATCGTTGCCGACATGGATACTGATGCTGAATCAGAGCCACAGCCTGAAAAAAAGGTCAGCCGGCCCGCCCGCAAAGCTGAGCCAGCAGAGCCCAAGCCTAATGACCCAATGAAAGATGACGAAAAAGAGCTGCTCCACGGCGTCATCAAGGAACTCAAAGCAGACCACAAGCAAGAGCTGATCAAACGGTTCCGCAAAGAGTTCAACTATCCCGAGGGGCTTGTCAAAGACAAGATCCAAACTTACGCACATCGCACTTTCCTCCAAAATGCCATGAAAGAAATCACTGCCTAATCAATGCCACAGTCACAAGCTGAAGCTGACCTCAAGCGGCGCAAAAACTTCTTTCAAGTGCGGCTTGACGACCATCTAGCCGACAAGTTGCGCCACTTCATGGATTCACGCAACTACAACCAAAACCAAGCTCTCAAAATCATCCTCAGCAAGTTTTTCAACGGAAAGTAATGCTCAACATCACCGCACACGGCAACATCGGCAGAGACCCAGAACTCAAGGAAACCACCAGTTCACAGGTCGCCAACTTCAGCATCGCTACACGCACCGGCAAGGATGAAACCACTTGGATCAACTGCCAAGTCTGGGGCAAGCGGGCTGACACCGTCATGCAGTACATGCACAAAGGCGACAAGATCACAGTCTGTGGCCAGGGCAAGCTGCAAGAGTATGACCGCAAAGATGGCGGCAAGGGTTACAGCCTGCAGCTGAACGTGTCTGACTTCACGCTGCCAGTCACACCCAAGAAGGCTGACGACGAAGAGTTCTGATAATCGGGGCAGCAGTGCTGGCGTCTGCGTAAGTCCCCGCTCAACAATGACGAAACCAACCATCAAGCAAGTTTGGAAAGACGGCATCCAGCAGTGGGAAGTCAGCCACGCAGGCATGACTCGCTTCTTCAAAAACGACTGGCAGGCTCAGTGGCACTTTGAGTCCTGCCTCAGGTTGCACCGTGCAACCGCCAAGAAATGATTGCGGACTAGGACAGGCTCGCGCGCCTTACGCCCCTCACACCTGATCCGCTGCAGGTCACTTGTCCTCGCCCTTAAAAAGGATGAGACACAGATCTTACTTACCAGGCATCAAGGCGGCGTCGATTGATGCAATGTGATTTACAGCCTGTCGCAGCATCTTGGCGTGATGCCAGTTCTGCTGAGCCATGGCCACACACAGGTCCATCAGGGCTTGCTTGTCGTCACAGCTTTTGATTTCACGCACTGTTTTTTCAAGCTGCAACTCTTCTTCAAGTGTTTGTTCAACAACCATCCAATCGGCCCAGCCCATCAGAACCTCCAGCAGCTGCAGGATTTGCCCAGCTATAGCCAGCAAACCGCAGCTACGCCACGTTGGGCATCACGGTCAGGTGATTGTTGTAGTGGCCTGTTTCCCGATAGCTTTTCATTGGGGTCTTGGACATTGCATGAAACACCATCTGCCCAATCTTCAAGCCTGGGAACAGCGGGATTGCATGGTGCAGCCTTTCGTTTTTCAGCTCGAGTGTCAACCGTGATCCGTGCCAGCCTGGGTCGCACCAGCCAGCAAGCAAGTGATTAAGACCAGATCTTGCACGGCTTGATTTGAGTACAAATTGACTGCTGATGTCGTCGGGCAGGTTAAACAGCTCAAGTGTTTCAGCCAGGCAAAACTCGCCGGACTGAAGCATGAACGGGTCATCCTCTGTTCTGTCTGCAATGTTGATACGCACCAGCTCAGAGCTGTAGATGCTTTCAATCATCAAGTGATCGCCCAAGCGCAGGTCAAGGCTGGCTGGGTTCAACAAGCCTTCATCGAATGGGACGACCATCTGGCTTTGCCGGCACCTTGCCTTGATCTCCCAATCACACAGGACCGCCATGCTTTGCCGAAAACATCACTCTATGGCTCATCAATAAAAATGGCCCAGCCACTACGCGGTCCATCAACTTGCCAACGCTGGTGAAACTCAGCTTGGCGAACCTTGATGCGATGACCAGACAATGCAGCGTTATGGCCGCCGTGAGCCATGTCAGGCAGGCCCATTGGATCGCTCATGAGCCATTCACTGTCACTGCTGTAGCGGCCTGCATAGCCGTGGATTACAGACCAATGCCCGCAAGTTTCACTGCTGCACATTGGCGGCTCGCCACGCATCAAATCACCAGCGTGCAGCCATCCCACTAAAACGACACGGCCATTGTCGATCTCAGTTTCAATGTCTGAGGCGTCTGCCGTTTGGGTAAAACGCACCCTCAGCCCAAGGCTTGTGAGAGCTTTGACCTGAGCCATGACAGAAGACGTATCGCCAAACTGTTCCCGGATACGGTTGTATTCCTCGTCGCTGGCGACTTTTCCATGGAAGGCTGCTGCCATGGCTGCGGCGCTAGTGAAACACATTCGTGCCCCATTCGGTAAGTCCAGCTGGCGGAAGTAGGTAGGCATGTGGACCTCTTGGTCAATACCGCTAGCTCGCCATGCCTCAAACCAAGAGGAGTCTTCATCCAGAACGCTTTGCGGCAGGGCTTTTTCAAGCTCTGCAATAGCAGCCAGCTGGTGGGGCGTACCACGAAAAAAAGTAAAAAACGGCAGTAGGGCTAGACCCATGGCCATCACCAGCAAGGTCACTTGGATGATGCCGGAAGCCAACTACTTTTCAACTCTTGTGTCAGGCAACAGCAAATCCTTCAGGTGCTTCACCGCAAGGTCATCCAAATCATTGTCAGTGCGGGTGACAATCTTTTCCAGCATCGCCACAATCAGCTCTTTGAAAGCCCTCGAGCGCCACATGGTCATGACCAAGGGCTTGATGATTAGAAGCATTGGCCTGGCTTGGTTACCCTTAAAGCGTAGCTCTGTCCTGCTATGGCCACCAACCCCGAAGAGCAGCACGAAAAAGAAGGCATCTGCATGGCAGATGTCGTCAAAGCTTTGGTACTTGCCTGGAGCGCAGCACTGTTAACGGCTTCGTACTTGGGCATCTTCCCTCAGATGAAAATGGACAATACGTTCGTCGCATCACTGCTGACAGGTGCAATGGCATCGTTCGGCATTGAGCGGAAGAACAATGGTGGTGGCAACAAGAAGCCGACTATCGTTGACAACAAAGACACCAAAGCCGGCATCAAATGACCCGCACACTTTTGGTATTGGGCATCACTTTGGCGGCTGCATTGCCTGCCCAGGCAGACATCACCCACAAGATTCAGTCCTCTGTGCAACTGCAAGTAGATGGCGCTGCATCCCAAGCTTCAAGAATTGGCAGCACCCTTTCTGTTAGTGGCAGCAACGTCACTCTGGATACTGCTCCTGTGCTCGGGACTCTCACTGCTGGTTCTGCTGTGGGTTATACGCCAGGTGCCTACAGCATCACAACAGCAGGCGACGCCTTCAGCTACAGCGAGTCCTACATCGAGGGTGACGCCACCCCAACAGCAACCTCAGTGAGCAGCGGTGTTGTCACTAGCCTGCCGATGCTTGGCAACACGACGACGACTTCAGGTGGTGTAGCCGGAAGCCTTGCTGGAACGATCGCATCAGATGGGGCGATGACAATCACAGCCGGTGGCGCTGGTACTACCGCAACAGGTCAAGTTGTTCTCAGCATCGAAGTTGACTGATGCGCTGGTTTTTGCTGCTGTTGTTTTCTGCGCCAGCAGCAAACGCCGTGCCAGTGGTGCCTCAGTTCACCCAAGGCACAATGACCAGCCATACAGAAACAACCAGCAAGGTCACTGAAACGATCGTCAGTGAAAACTATTCCACTGGCTTTGAATACAGTGCTAGCGGTGTCAACATCACACCAGACGGACCAATCAATCCAGTTTCCAGTACAACGGTCAACGGATGGACCTCATTAGGCGAGCGGCCAAATTGGTCAATCACCAAGCCCGGCGAAGCCTTTCAGTTTGTCGAAAGCCTGAAAGGCCCTGGGCTGTCAAACGTGACAACCATCCAACGCGTGACAGAAATCACAAGCGTTACGGATACGGTTTCATCCTTCTCGGAATAATTAACGCAGCACCAGTAAACGCACAGGATGTCGGCGGCATATCTGCAACGGCAAGCCCAACAGCAACCAGCAGCGGATCTGTTTCAAATCAGGCTGTACAGATCATGCAGGGTTCTGCAATCACCAACACCTACGGCGGGAACATTCAATGCCAAGGGCCGACGCTGACCGTGACGCCATACCTGAATAGAACCAAGTCATGGGGCCTGCCATACGAATACAGCTACCCAGACCCGGTGTATGACCTGTCGGATTTGGATGACGACGGCAGGTTGGACAACCCAGGCGACGTGCTGTTTTTCAAAGACACAAGAACCGGTCAAAAAGACAATCACAACTGGAACTTGGGCCTGTCGATTCAGGCAACCATCCCACTAGACCAAGGCCTGCAGGATCGCTGCAAACAGGCAGTGGATACGCAGCTGGCCTTGCAGCAGCAGCACTTGGCTAACAAGCGGCTCGACTTTGAGATCTCAAGGCTCAAGCATTGTGGCGAGCTGATGATGAAGGGCATCCGTTTCGCCAAGGGCAGCCCTTATGAAAAGGTATGCCGCGACGTGCGGATCCATAAACCTGCACCCCACACACACGCTATTTCCGTAAAGACCTCTGGAACTTCCGACGCTCACTGACACTTTCTGGTTTCGGTTTTTTGCCGATTGCCTGCTGAAGTTTCTTCGCCAACTTCTTTATCGCCGGCCTGATTGCTTTGAGCAGTATTGGGGTTGCCAAGGCTGCTGACACAGCAATAGCTGATGTTCCAGCAGTGTTGACCGCTTGCGGAATGGTTGGAATCGCCTCAACAATGCGTTGAGTCAGTGGCTTTGATTCAACAGGTGGTTGTTCTGTTGGCGCTGGTGCTGTTGCTGCTGGTGGCTCTTTTGTGGGGAGCTTGACCGGCGGTGGTTTTGCAGCTGGTGGGGGATCTGCAGGCTTTGGCCTTGCAGGCTTTAAAGGCTGCGGCTCAACTTCAGGTTCCATGTCCATTGGGTTGAAGTGCGGCAAATCGATCACCGGCACACCAACATCAAGGGTTATCGGCGGCGCCTGCGGAATCGCAACAGGTGGCAAGTCAACAGAAGAGTTAATCTCAGGTACAACGATTTCACGGATTTCCATGAAGGCAGAGCGGTTTACTGCTGGCCAGCTGTGGATTGAACGTAATCGCAGGCGTGAAGGCCCGCCTGTTGTTTACACCGTTATGTCAGGCAAAACTGCTAGGCCATT